TAATCTATCTCCATTATTCCTATCTTTAAACCAATCATTTAGTTTATGAAAATTATCATCATTAATCATTGGTAAAAAATCAGATTCAGTTAATCCAGTAAATTTCAACATAGGTTTCATACCATCATACATTGAAGTAGTTTTCGCAGTACCATAAAGTGATGTTGTTTCAAACATACAAATATTTGCATCATATTTTTTATTCAATGTTTCTCTCGCTAAATGAGAACAACAAATCCCAGCAAGTAATTTTCCACCGAGATAATTAAATCCAAATGGTTGTGTTGGAACAATAATAAATCCCATAATACAAGACTTATTAAATCTTTTCATCACATCCATATTTGATGTATCCAATGGGTTTCCTAAAAAATTATTTCTTGGTTTTGAATTAATGGTCGGAGAACCAAAACGAATGAATCCAACAATCTTATTTGTATTTTTTTCTTTCACAATCCACAAATGTTTTTTACCAGTAATAGATGATTCTACTGCGTGAGATGTTGTGATTTCAAGATAGTTAACAAAGTCGGATGTCTTAGGCTCATAAAGAGAAAACTCCATATCTTGTGGGTGCATATCAAAATCACAAAAGAATTCATCTTCTGGCCCCATGCCTGGCAATGCAGTTGGATATTTCGCCATTCTTTCAAGTTTAACTTGTCTTAAATAATCATCTATACGACCAAAATCCTTATAATAAGAAACAAAAATATTAGCAGCATGAATTGCGTCTTCTCTATTTAATATCATTCAAAAAAATCCTCCAAAGATAATTGTGTTCCATAACTCTTATCAACTTTCCACCCAATCCTTTCAATAATCAAGTTAAGTGGTTCTATGAATGCCTTATCAAATTGTGTATCATAATCTATAATATCATTAATATTAAATTCTTTTGGCATCTTCGTAATAAAAGACATCACATTTGATTGATATATGTTTGGTTGTCTTAATGGAAAAAACTTTATCTTGTCTCCATCTTGAATTATAGGATACTTGTTTATCAATTTATTTTTCTTTAACAAATAATTGTATAATATAGCACCCTTAACATGTATCGGTGTTCCTTTTTTATATAACGCATTTGAATCCATAAATTTATTCACACCATTTACTGAACGTGGATACGCAATATCTTCTGGTGATAATTGTAAAAACTCTTTACGAAACTCTTGTATAAATTGATTTAATTCTTTTTCATTACCACTCATAATCAATTTAAGTGCTTCTTTAATCTTCTTTCTACACGAAGCAGGTGTTGAAGATTTTACTGCTTCAATTCCCATTATTTTTAAATGTGGTTCTTTATATCTAACACCTTCACTATCCCATACATTTAAAATATATCTTTTCTTTGCAGTCCATATTCCTTTATCTGCAATAACTTCTCGTTTCATTACCATCTTTTGTTCATATGCATGTAAATATTTTGCTAGTTTACCATATGATTCATCAATAAATGGTTCTATTTTTTCTTTAATAACTTTATCAAGAAAATTAATAATCTTTGTAGGAGATACATCATCTTTAAATACCTGTGAGATAAGTTCTTCAAATGTAACATAGATACTATCTGTATCTGATGCAATAATATAATCCTTTTCTTTTGTATTAAATAATTTATTAAGATAGTTATTCACCTCTTTTTCAATCCAACGAATTGCAAGTTGTCCAGAAGTTGTAATCGCTTCTGCGTTTCTAATATCATAATAACGAAACCATTCATTTCCAATAGCACCATAAGCACTATTTAAAGAAATTTTCTGTGCTAATTGTTTTGTATGATAACGAGACATATCATTAAGATGTTTTTTATCTTTTGTATCTTCATAAAGTTGACTAGATTTTAATGCTTTTCTTTTATAGATAACTCTATCATTATAAATCTTTTCCATTAGTTCTGGAAAAAATCCTTTCTTATCAGTTCTGAATATTGCACCATTCGGTGTAATCGTAGTATCCTTTGGAAGAAAAGATGTATCTATTTTCTGATTTAATAATTTATCTACATCAACATTTTTAACTTGTTTAATTAAAGTTTCTGGAGATATATTGTATTGCATAATCAAATGTGGGTATAGTGAATTTAAATCTAAACTAACAACCCAATTATGCATACCGACTTGTGGGTCTTTAACATATGCACCTTCATATCTTTCTGCCTTTGCTGAATGTTTTCTTTTTTGTGGAACAATAATATTTTTCTTACGCAAATAATTATAAATGAGTATATCCCAATATTTTACTGAACCTAACATATCACTATAATTTACTTTACAATCATATGCCATAGTAATAAGAAGTTCAATTAGTTTTAGTTTATCTTCAAGTCTATCAACAAGTTCAACATCTGTAATATTATATTCTATAAATGATTGATAATCTTTCGTGTACCATTCTTGAAAAGTTTCATATGGGTTTTCCTGTTTTTGTTCATCTAGTTCAACATGTGCAATATGGTCTAAACGATAATTTTCTTGATTTGTATAAGTAAATTTTTTATATAATTGCAGATAGTCTAATGTCGCAACACCAAGAATATCATACATCTGATGTTTTCTTCCCATCATAAAAACTTCTTTATCACTTACATTACCCCATGGCGAAAATGCTTTTAACTTCTTTTCTCCAAACAATAATTTAATACGATTCATAAGATAAGGAATATCAAAGAAATCAATATTCCAACCAGTTACAACATCTGGTGTATTCTGTTCCCAAAATACTATAAATTCTTCAAGCAAATCTGTTTCATCTTTACATTGAATATAAGTTACATCATCTCTATCTGTTGTAAACTTACCAATACCCCAAACAACAATTCCTTGTGTTTGATGATTCTTTACTGTGATAGAAAGTAATGGTTCTATTGATTGTCTAGGATTTGGAAATCCATTTTCACATTCAACTTCTATATCAATCGTAATCAAAAGTAATTTATTATAATCCCATTTAATATCTTCTGGATATTTGTCTGCAATATAGGTATATGCATATTGGGTATGACCAAAAACTAAATGAGGTTGGTCTTTATATTGTTCAACAAATTCCTTTGATTCTTTCATAGAAGTAAATTTCATTGGCGTGAGAAACTTACCATCTAGTGTAGTAAACGAAGTTTGTTTCTGTACAGGAACAAATAAAGTAGGTTCATATCTTACTCGTTTCGCAACTCTTTTGTTGTTCTCAATTGCACGAACAAGTAAGTTATCACCCCATTGGTGTACGTTAGTATAGAACATCATATAATATTTTTATTTTATACGTAATGTTTTGCTATAACATCTAACATAGCTTGTGCAGCATCTACTTTTTTTAATTCTAGTTCAACTGCTTCAACTATGGTTGGGTGTTCGCCGACACCAACTGCGTTATTTAAATAAACATCAATGTTAGTTTTTGCTATAGCAATTTCACTTTCATATTTTAATGTAAGTGCGTGTAGTATAGCAGGTAACTTTGGTACATCAGCATGTTTCTGCATAATGTTTAATTCATCATGTACGTTCATAATATTCTCCTTTAATTAATTAATCACTTTCTGGTACTGGTCTTTGTTCAACACTCTTTCCAATGGTGTATTTAGTTTCCAATATCCATTCACTTTTTTCTTTAAAAGAAATTACTTTTATTTGACTTAATGGTGCTTTCGGCTCATTGTCACCAACAATAAAAAGTAGTTTCCAATCTGCCAAAAGTTGTGCAATAGTATTCCTTCTAGCAATATCATTCTCGTTGATATTCGTTTCTTTTCCGTCAAGTGCAAACAATTCTTTAAAATGCACTATGTAATATTTTCCTTGTTTATGTAATATATGACAAGATTGAAATAACTTTTTTTCTTTTCTTGATGCAACTCCTATCCTTGATAGTGTTTCTCTAACCTTTAAAAAATTATCTGGTTCTTCTAAAGAAATTTCTAACATGTTTTCAATATCCCATTTAACGACTGTCATTTAGTTCCACCTCTGTTTAATTTTTCTTTGATGATTTGTAATTGTTTTTTGGTAAGTATTTGAAGAGCTTCCTTTGCTTTTTCATTATTATAACCATAGTATTCTTTACACACATTCAAATCATTAATTTTTGATTTTCTTAACCATTTAGAAAATCTATTCCTTTTTCTAATAGTATTTAGAAAAAACATGAATTGAAGTTTCTTGTCCATATGTGGTCTAGTATTTAATTCATTTACCAATAAAATACACTCTTCAAACGCACACAACACCTTATTAACAATAAAAGATGGGTATTTCTTTTCCCATATGTTATCATCAGTATCCATCAACTTTTGTTTCGTATTATTAATCGCATTAAGATAATCTTTTAATTCATAGCTCATTTAAATTTACATTGCCCCATAATTTCTGTAAGACATGCAAGAACATTAATCTCGCTGTCGGCACTAAATGCTTGTTTGTATTGATAATCTGCTAGAATTAATACAAGATGTGGAATATTAACTGGTTCGATATAATCATTTGCATAATCATATATTTTTCTAAAAAGTTTAGCAGGGTCGTTATCCATATTCTCTACAACCCACTTACGAACTGATTTATAATCTTTTTCTTTCATGTGAGATACCAAATCTTTCATATTCACATCTGAAAGATTGACCAAGATACCAGCATCTATCTTTCCAGATACAGAATATCTTTGAATCTCATTTAATATTCTTCTCCAATCTGGAAAAAATGTATTAATAAGTTGTGCAATAACTTTTGCATCAAAAGGTATTTCTTCTTTTTGTAATATATCTGAAACTCTTTTAAAAAAACTTTCTGCAAGAATTGGTCTTTCTGATACAGGAATAATAAAATCTATAACACTACATCTCGAATGTAATGGTTCGATAATTCTATTTCGGTAATTGCAAGTAAGAATAAATCCACAGTTCTTATGAAATTCTTCTATAAATCCACGCAACGCTGGTTGTGTAGATTGTGGATTAAGATAATCTGCTTCATCTATGATAACATATTTTCTACCACCCTCTAAAGAAGATGTAGATGCAAAGTTTTTAATCTTAGTTCGTAGAACATCAATTCCAGATTCCTCTGAGCCATTTATCATATACCAAGTTGCACCAATCTCGTTTACCATTGCTTTCGCAACCGTAGTTTTCCCTACACCAGCGCCACCTGTTAATAACAGATTCGGTATATGTTTTTGTTCCACAAACTTAGAAAATGTTTCTTTAAGTTGTTTTGTTAATATGCAATCATTGATTTTTGTTGGTCTATATTTCTCAACAAATAAAAATGTATTTTCCATAATGTAATCACCTTTTTCATAATATTATATATACTATTCCGTATAGGAAGAATCTGGTTCGAGTGCAATCCAATACTGAATAGTTTTGTCGTTACTTTTATTTGTAAAATGTGAAATATTTTTTGAAGAAATTTCTACATCATAATCGCCAGGAATAATTTTTAGATTCTCAACTTTAAAATAAAACTTATAATCTCCTGTTCCTTTTATATCAACATCAACAGAAAAATTGTTTGCAGATGAATTTTTCTTATCGGTAACTGATAAA